ATCTAGAACACCTGCCATTCCAAGAGCAGAAGCCACATCTGCAGAACAGATTAGGATGTTGCCCTTCCCGCGACGAGTTTGCTGACCGATAGCGTTAGCATCTCTTTCAATCTGGAATAGAAGTCCTTTGAATTTCTCAACAGACCATCTTCCATTTGAGTCAACATCAAGGTCGAAGATACCTGCAGTAGCAGTGTTGTTTTGAGCACCTTTAACAGCGTTAGTGTAGATAGTTCTAACAACTTCCCTGTTGATTTCAGCAAGGATTTCAGTTGAAAGAATATTTGCTAACTCTTGCTCGGCATCAAGACCATGAATTGCTTTCAAGTCTTGAGCTAGCTCGATGCTGTACTCTGCCTTTAACGCACGAGATCTAGCAGTAACAGTTACCTTCTCGATGCTGAATCCCATTTCACGGAATGCAGTTGAAGAAGAACTATCGTCTAGTGCTTCAGCAGTTGCTGTGGTCATACCAGTAGCATCATCTGCTTGCTCGTAAGTACCTGCTGGTGAATCGTTGAGCAGTGCAGGGTTGTTACCTTGTGCGTCGTTGGTTGCATCAGTTGCACCAGGATCGTATGCACCAGGACCTCCAGAGAAACCTGCGTTTGGCTCATCGAAGAATGCTTCGTCGTAACCAGATGCGTTTGGATCTCTTTCGCTACCGTAGTTAGTTCTCATTGCGAAGATAAGTCCAGTAGGACCAGTCATTGGCTGAACGCCAGCGATATCATATGCAATAAGTTGTGGCATTGATCTTCTGATCAATGAAATTAGAACTGGGTCGAAACCTGCAACAGGACCTGTAGCGGTGCTGCTACCTGTGTAACCAGTTGTTTGAAGAGTTTCAGTAAGAATCTGACCTTCTTCTGCTTGTGCTTTTTCTTGGTTCTCTAAAAGTTGTGCGACTACGCCTCTCTTATGAGCATCTTCGATATTTGGAAGTGCTTCGTGATCAAGAACGGGTGCCCACTTCTCTTGGAGTTGCTTAATGTTAGCCATTTAAGTTTCCTTTAAGTAGTAGTTAATTTAACAAATTATTTGGACCAACGAGCGATTGCATCTACATACTTCGACATAGATCCGCTAGTTGTTTCTTCCACAAGGGGTTCAGAACTTTCCTCGGTGGGTTCGGTCTTTGCTTCTGCAACGACTTCAGCCTTTTTAGTAAAGTATGATTCCTTGATGGTTTCGACTTTCTTGCGATAGTCTTCCTCAGTTTCAAACTCAACACCCTCTGCTAACTTGGATAGCTTCTCCTTTTGGGTTTCAGCAAGTCCAGTAGCAATTTCGTTCACGATTTCCATTTTAACAAACTCACCAATTCTCTTATTTAAAGATACGTTAGTGTCGATTTGCTCGTTGAGTTTAGCCTCCATATCATCTAACTCACCTGCCATACCATCTAGCAGGTTGTATTTCTCTTCTGGAACGTTGAAGTTGTGCTCCAAGAAAAGATCCTTGAGTCCGTTAAAGAATGACTCTGCCATCTCAGTCTTGATACCGTGCTCGATCTGGAGTGCATTTTCCTTCATCCAGTTCTCTGCAGCATAAGATAGATAGTCATCTACTTTTTCAGACAATTCTGTTTTGATCTTCTCGACTTCTTCAGTCAGAGTAGATTCAAATGCTTCTTGCAACGCTTTAGTTTCATCATTGACGCGAGCAGTTACTGCTGCTTCAAAGATGGTTGCTGCTTTCACTCGGAATTCTTCTGAGAGTTCCTCACCAGCGACAAGAGCGTCAACATCTTGACTAAAGTCGTACTTGGTTTCAGTGATTTCTTCTTCTGCTTCTGATTCATTTTCCTCCATCTTTGCGGATGCTGAACTTGGCTTAGTGGATAAAGACTTAGAACCTTCGTGCTTCACTGCATTAGATGCAGATTTACCAGCGTTCTTAGTGCCTTTAGCACCTTCCATTGAATCTGAAGTAACATCGATAACCTTAGAAATTTCAGAACCAGATGTATCAATAGGATCACCAGGTTTTGCATTCTTGGTTACGGGGTTAGAGCCTTCGGTCACTTTTTCCATGTTATCTAACTCTTTAGTAGAGGTCTCAGACATTGTATTCTCCGTTGTGCATTAGCGTTGTCTATGTTTATTTATAAATCACAAACTCTTAAGAAACTTCTCAAACGCGGAAATCTTGCGTTCTTGTAAATTTATGAGTGTAGCGTGATCAATTTCTGTTTTTATTTCGGCTACAGCTGCCTCTTTTAGGATTCCATTATCCCAAACCCACTCTTTTCCTTCCATGATTCCATTAACAAAAGCATCAGGTGCAGAAGGATCAGCGACGATATCAGCAGCAGTTGCTAACATGAAGTCGTCCATAACAACGTTACAGTTCTCTTCCTTGCGGATTGAACCCATGCCTCTAGATGAAACACCTAGTTTGACACCCTCACTTAAGAGGTCTTTTGCAATCTTACCCATAGGAGTGTCAAGTAACTTTGCCTTACCGATAAAGTTATTTCCGTCTTCCTTAAGGGAAAGAATTTTGTGAGAAACACGATCAAGGTTAATTGAAGGACCGTCAGGATGACCTAACTCTCCTAGTGCTCTTCCTTTCTGAATGTAATTCTCATCGTATTTAGCAACTTCTCTTGCTAAAGTTTTTTGAGGATACATTCTGTTGTTGCGGTTTTTAATTTCCGACTGCAGAAAGATACCTTCGATAAAGTAATTCTTCTTGCCATCTTTCTCTTCAGTGAGAAAGTCAACAGTTGTAATTTCTTCAGCTATCAGTCTCATCGTTTGGTTCCTCGGTTGGTTCTACAGAAGATGGTGTTGCGTCAGCAACTGGTTCTTCTTTCTCTGCTTCTGGTGGATCTTCTGGTTTACGACCATCAACTTCTACAGTTTCTGGTGCTTCAGTACCATCAGGTAGATTATCTGCGATTTCATCAGCAGCATCTTGAGCAGTATCATCTAGTTCAAAACCCATTGATTTTGCAAACTCAACCTTTCTCTGCTGAATAGCATCATAAGATGCAGCAGCAAGAGCATCATTTACGGAGTCGATTGCCTTAGACTTTTCATCTCCGAAAATTTGATCTACTATTTTTTGTGCAATTTCGCTTGGCATAGTAATAAGTCACTAATAATATTTAGTATTTAGAATTCTCCCCGCTTGGCATCCGCAGGTTCAACCTGTGGTGCTTCTTGTGGTTGTCCTTCTACTCCCCCTTGTGGGGCTGCATTAGGATCCATAGAGGGATCCATTTCTGCTGAAGGATCAGGTATAACACCTGATTGCATTTCAGAGTCGATTTGTTTGTCAATTTCCTTTTGCTCCTGTGCGGTTTGCTTGAGAACTTGTGTTCGTATATACTCAACTGAGAAGTATTTACCAACATAAGGATCCATCACGTTAACTTGATTCATTCTTTCGTTACGAATTTCAATCTCTTTTAATTCAGTAAAGTAATTATCAGCGATGAAATCGAATTGAATGTGCTCTTTCATTTCATCATATTCTTCAAGAGATATAACTCCCTTTAGAATAAGTTGAGTTTTTAAAAGATCCATGAATAATTCACTGAATCTCTTACGGAGACGTGCAATGAATTTTTGGAACTTAACTTCATCTCTAGTAATTTCAGCAGCACGACCTATATTAAAGGTAGTTTCTGTTTCCAATCTAGATGATGGAACGTTAAGTGCTTTATAAAGTTTCTTTTGGAAGTATTTTACATCTTCTAATTCACCTAAGTTTTGTCCACCTGGTAAAGTAGAAATTTCTGTACCTCTTCCACCTTCACGTCTAGGTAACCAGAAGTCTTCCAACATAGACATGAACTTTTTGTCATCTTTAATCTCACCAGTGTTTGCATCATACACCAATTTATTACGATACCTTCCCATAACTTCACGGAGATATTGTTCCGCTTTGTTCTTAGGAAGGTTACCTACATCGATGTAGAAGATTCTTCTTTCTGGTGCTCTTGATAATCTGTAAATAACAAGACTATCTTCAATCATTCGTAGTTGATTAACTGCTTTGATTGCTTTATGAAGATGAGATAAAGTCATGTTCTTATTGAGATCCTGTATACCAGAATGACAATAAGTGATTGAATCAGATGCAATCTTCATGCCCTGATTAGTTGAATTCTTTAATCCTTTCGGATTGTATAAGAAATATTCTGCACTCTTTTGAGTGAGTTGAGTATTTAGATCAACACCACGAAGTTGTTCGGGACGTTTCTGTTCATACTCAGTTACCTTGCGGATCTTACGAGGATCAATATATCTTAATTCTGTAAGTCCACCGCGAGGATTATCTGGGTCGATTACCTTGTGGTAGAATAATCTACCATCAACATACCACCTACGAAAAATTTCATAAGAACGATTATCAAAGTCAAGTAAGCGAAGGATTTCGCTAAACTCTTCCCTGATTAATTTTTTAATTTTGTCTGATGTTTTTAGGTTCGATAGTTCTACTTCGACAGGAACATCATCAAAGTTTCCACAAATTGTTTCGTTTACGATATCATCGACCGCACTATCACACTCTGGTTGTAAAACCATTTCTCTGTAACGAGTAATGAGTTCATAATCATTGCGGACAGTCCCATCAAAATCAACCGAATACCCATAGTACCCGCCTCCTACAATAGGTTGCGAGCCATCCATTGAATCCTTCTGAACAAAAGAAGGTCCCTTAGGAACCTTCTTTGCTCTTTCTAAGGAAAAACCGAAGAGCTGATTTGCCATTATTTAAAAATTGGTTTTATTGGTCCTGATCTATTTAGCGACTATTCAGAAACGTTTGTTGGAGTCCAGTACTGAACCTGTAGTTCAACAGTGAATTCTTCAACAGCGTCATTGCTTCCGTAATCGAGATCGATTGCAGCGATGTTGCTTGGGAAAACGTTATAGAATCTATATGCTTTAAGCACTTTTGGTGCTTTACCTGCCCTAATATCTCTAGATAATTGCTGAACAGTCATGTCTGCAAAATAACCAGTGCTATCGTCGCGGTCTCCTAGACCTCTAGCAACTGTAAAGTTTTCAGCATAACCTTGAATACTTGATGCCCATTTTTCAAATGCTGCTCTGAGTTTGAACTTACTGTCGTTCATAACAGTAATAGTCCAAGGTTCAAAGGTTCTATCACCTGCAATTTTAAGTGTTCTACCTCTAAATGGAACTTCGATAACACCAATCTGAGAAGAAGGAAGATTTGCTGCACGAACAGTAAACTTACCTAGTCTAATTAAGGATGCGTTGTTAATAATTCCAGAGGGGAAAGCGAGATCTACTTGGAATAGATTAGGACGTGCAAAGTCTGAGGCGACATTCGCTTTAAAATCGTCAATTCTTCCTCTTCTTGCCATGGTTGTAAAAAATAACTCCGTCTTTTATATTTAGATAAATGAAAAATTTCAGAGCTCCTTGCGGAACTCTGAAACCTCATTTTGTATTTAATTGTGCTAATTAGTTAGCGATTTCTGAGAATGCTACTCCAGTTCTTGTTGCAACAAAGGTTAGAGTAATAAAGTTAATTGTGCGTGTTGGTTTCACAAAGATCTCTGCGAAGAACTCTCCACGATCAACTGACTCAGCAGGGTTGTTGGTTCCGTCACACTTAACTAGGAAGTCAATCACACCTCTACGTCCTTGAACATCTCTTAGGTATGGTTCAACAATGTTGACGAATAGACTTCTCTGTGCATCGTCGTTTTGCTCAAAGAGTTGTGATCTTGCAGCACCTGCAATAACTCTTTCGATTGTTAGGAATAGACGACGAATGTTGATTCTATCAAATGCGGATGACTGTGCTAATGCAGTCTTATCACCGAATAGTACTACACCTTGACCAGGGAATGATACGATTGGGTTAATCCTATTTGCGTATAGTGTGTCTCTTTGTGTCTTTGTTGGTGTGTATGCTAGTTTAATAGCGTTTCTTAAGATACCGCGTTGGAAACCTGCTGGTGAGAACCATGGTTCAGCAACTTCAGTAGTCTGTAAGCAAAGACCTGCAACGTCACCATTACAAGGAATGTAACGATAAACATCATTATACTTATCGTAGATATACTTGTATCCAGAATCAAATACTAAGTATGAAGAACTAGGTAATTTCTTAAAGAAACTTACCATGTTAGTTGTAATTGTAGAAGCATTACTGATTCCAATTACGTTTCCTCTACGAGGTGAGCAGAATACAATACAGTCTCTTCTTTCTTCAGCAATGTTTACAAGAGTTGTAATCTTAGAGATTGAAGATGCGTCATCAGCACCAGAAGGACCTGTAAGAATAAAGTCAACAGTTTGTGACTCAGGATCTTCAACTAATTCATATGCAGTTGTAAGATCTGTGTTACCAACTGAATATGTGCTGCCAGATAGACTGTAATCAACTCCACCACTTAATCTGTAGTAGAATGTTGCGTTATTTACAGAACCTACAGTTACAAATGTTCCAGGATAATCTGTAGTACCTGCAGAAGAACGTAGTAAGTTAAACTGTCTACCACTTGATGTCTGTCCCCAGTTACCTGCAGAAGCAGAAGCAGTAGCAGAAAACAGAGTAGTTTCGTGCTCTGCCCAGTATAGGTATTCTGATTTTGCTTTTAGAACGTTTGGATAGTAGTTAGTCTCACCAACAGATGTCTTAGCATCAGTTGCTTTAGAAAGACCAACAAATCTCTCAAGTAGAGCACCAGGTGTTCCACTGATAAGTCCGTCAACGTCAATAACTAAAACATGAAGTTCATCTCTATGTCCACCTTGTTGTGTAGCATATAGAGAAGTTGCAGGTCTAGGAGCAACGTTAATCCATTTTACGCCAGG